GCTAGAATTCCTAAGGGCACTTTTGCGGCTGGTGGGGCCGCGGTGGGCGCGCGTGTAGGTGGGAGTGTGGGAGCCAATGTGGGCCGTCGTCTTGGCGGCGGCTTGGCGGCAGTTACAGGGTATGGTGATTATAAGGTCGGAACTAATTCGTTGAGCCGCATGTCTACTTCAGTCGACATGGTTCCTCAATTTGTGAAGAATGATCACAGTGTGCGGGTTTGCCATAGGGAATTTATTAGGGATCTTAGTGTCCCCAGTAACCCTACAGCATTCGTTAACACGGAGCAGCTGATTAATCCAGCTAATGCTGCTTTGTTCCCTTGGCTGTCGCGGTTGGCAAAACAGTATTCCCAATATAAGATCCACGGCATGGTTTTTGTGTATAAGTCTATGACCAGTGATTATGCTGCGGCAGGGCCTTTAGGCACGGTAGTATTTGCCACCAACTATAATGCCATAGATCGTGCTTTTACGACTAAAATTGAGATGGAGAACGCAGAGTTCGCTGTCTCGTGCAAGCCGTCTATGAGTCTAGTGCATGCGATAGAGTGTGCACCGTCTGTTTCGGGAGAAACCGTTCTATATGTGCGTGATCCTGCTTATGAAACAACAGACACAAGTGATAAGCGATTTTACGATTATGGTAAATTCCAGGTTGCCACAGCAGGATTGCCAGGAACGTCGACCCCCGGGACGACGTTAGGCGAATTGTGGGTATCGTATGATATTGAGTTTATGAAGCCAATTATTGGTGGAGACACAACGTTGGGTCCTGCCCCTGCGTTGATTGGTCAGCTAGACGGAACTGTGAGTGTACAGGCGGGAGTGAACCCGACTGGCAAAATACCCAGAGTTTATGTCAGTAGTGCCGCTCAGCTGTCACCGGCAGTCAGTACCAAGTATAGTTGCCTGCCCACGTCGGGGTTGGCTAATTTAACTTTGTCTGGTGACGTTGGCATTTATGGCGGTGTGTGTGAGATCGTTGGTAGTGGTCTTACCACTAAGTTGCGGTTGAAGAAGAACGGTCGTTATACCGTTGCTTTTCATCTTCGTGCAGCTACCACCACCACGAGTTTCTACTTAGCCAGTACTTTCGTCCCGGTCGACCCTTCTACAACAGCAACATTTGGAACAGCTGTGGTCGTCGGTGATTTGGAAGCTACTGCGCAGGTTGCTGTATCATGCCTTCAAACGAACAATGCCTCGGGATATGCAAATTATGATGTTTTCGAATATTACGTTACTGGTATCCCAGATGGAACTGGCACTGTGAACTACGTTGAAATTACTCCACCGTTGTTCACTACCGCCACGACAGGTCTGGTGGCTGCGCTAAATCGGGATGTCCATATTCAATGGGCATCTATTGGCCAGAATTACCAAACACAGGTTTATACTCAATAACCAGAAAGCTAGCACAAAGATGCGCACTACGCTACTGGTGGGTTAACTACATTTGGGTTACACAGGCATATTTATTTATAGTACAGGTTGGGAGCCCTTAGCTCCCTTATGGGCGGATCGCAAGTACCTTAGCGTTGGTGGAAGTATAGTAATTAAAATTAACTCATAATTAAAATTGATCTATGTCTCTCTACATACATATTATGTGCACAAATATTATGCTTAATAACTCACGTGGGAGGATCGCAGGCCTAGCTAGCTTTTCCCTACGGATTGGAAGGACTTACATATATAGATCAAGTTGGCTCAGACGGAGAGCTGATGGACGAGTGGGGTGAGTATTGGTGGGCCGATCCCATAATACGTAGTAGTCTAAGCGCAAGCGATACGACACTTTAGCATTCACCATGGTTCTTGAACTCCTACCCTGGGCGCGAGATGACAGCGGACCAACTTGTAGTATATGTCGGAATCCCCATGAAGTGGCGGTCCCGGGCTTATTGAGCTACACATAAATATATTTATTATTTTACATACATGCCGCATCCCCTTATTGGTCATTTGGGGGTGTGGTTTATGGCCATCGCGCATCACGACACCGGGTGCACATTCTCTTCCTTTCATGTATTCAGATAGGGCTAGGAAGAGGGTTGTAATAGTGTCGTGGTGCGTTTGAATGGTTGTCACATACACATGGTTGTTTACATTACCTTTATGAGTTTGTAACGAGCGGCTAATACCCGTTGATTTGCTCGTGACGTACGGATTGCGCCGTAATAGCAGTGAATTTATATGGTGGACAATTTGGAGCATTTGAGCTACGCAATACGCGTTAGTACTCATTTACGATCTGGATTGAGTCATTGTAGTCC